GAGCATATCCGTGTCTATCAAAATAATCATAATCGCAACTAAAAAAGATTACATCTTCTGCTTTTCTTGGTATAGGTGTTCCTTGTATTTTAGGCAATTCAAACATTAAGCAATCCCCGGTCTGTAGGCAAGCACAGCATTCTTTTCTCCTTTGCCTATTTTTCTTACAATTCTATATCCTAAAGGATACAAAACATCTTTTATGCTATCCCTATGATAGCCATAACGCTGTGGATGATCTTTTCTTTCATATAAGATTACAGGTTTGTATTCTTCAATAGTTTTCAATGCGCCTTTAGCAACTAATGGTTCGTATCCTTCAGCGTCTATTTTTATAAAGTCTACAAACTGTAATCCAAATGAATCTAATGTTTTTATTTTATATTTGCCTTTTGTTTTGTCTGGATCAATATGTGTACCAAAACTTTTATTTGTTGTTTTTATATCAACGTTTTTTTCTGTATCACCTAATCCCACAGGATGTGTTGTTACATTGTAAATCTTTTTCATATTTAGATTATGATGGATACAGGGTAGTAATTGTGTGTTTACTTCATAAGCATGTACATGTTCAAATGATTGTGCTAATCTGTATGAAGTGATACCAACATGAGCACCTATGTCTATTGCTATACGCAATTTAGCACAATACGATATTGCTGTTTGTAGTTCTAAGTTTTGATATTCTTCTATTTGGCCGCCACCTTGCTTTTTGGCACTTTTCAAACAAATATCATTTTTGACTGTTTGCCAGCCATCAAGTGTAATATAACTCATTGTTCAACCTGGTAATCAAATGTACAACGCCAAGCAGTGCCGTCCTCGTATTCTTCTCTACTAAACTGACTCCATGCTATGTGTTCTAGCATTTCCCCTCTATCAAATCCAAATTGATTTTGCCAATGTTGAACAACACTTTGTCCTAATATTTCTATAGGCTTCCCTAAGCATAATGCTTCGACTGCGGCCATACTGTGATATGTAATAATCTTTTTTGCTTTTTTCATCATAGGAAGAATTTCCTGCCACCTTTGCTTTCTTTTTCCTATTTTTTCTCTTACTACCAAAGGACCTTGTCCTTCATAGTATTTAATAGTTTTGTCTCTCCAGATGGTGTAATCTTGTCCCATGTATTTGAATATGTTACTTTGATTAGGCATAACCAGTAGATTATAATCTCCTCCACTATCCCAATCTGCCCATAGATCTTTGTCTATTTCTAGTAGATGTTTTCTGCTAGATTTATGTGGTTTTACTTTTATATTTTGTAAAGAATTATAAGAAACTCTATAATACATAGGACGTTTATGTAATTTATTACCTATGTATCCATTATCTAAATGGAAAAAATTGATGTCTTTATCTTTTGTTATAGCATCAAAAACCCAATCATCGAATGGGTGACTAAATGCTAATATTCTATTTTTTTCTATTTCTGTTGATTTTGTGATTGTCTTCACGTCACAGTTTGCGTAAAGAAATGTAAAAAGTTGTCCTCTAAGTTTTTTGCTATTTTCGGGAACTTGAAACTTATAGTGAAGCATCTTCCATGCCTGCTACTCTTAACTTGACTACATTAGTGATCTGCCACTGTTTTTGGTCAAGTCCTTTAAGTAAACCAAGCCATTTATTTCTTAGAAGAGCAAATTCGTTTATAATTTTTTCATAGTCAACCACGTCAGCTTCGCCGTCAACATACTTTTCAACATCTCTGCTAGACAAAGCTCTTTGATAATTTTCAAGATACTTTTTAAAAAACGAACTACGTAGTCTACGCAATTCAATATTCAAGTAATTCAATATTGCTTCAATTTCTTGTAGCTGATTAAATCTTTGTTCAACTATTCCAGGAAGTTCTGCCGCGGCACGTTCTACGTTGCCTTTAAGTTTAACCTCTTGGCGAGCCGCGGCAAGTTCATCTTCAAAGTGCTGGATAGCGTTGGGAATTTTGTTTATGTCTCTAGATACTTCAGAGTAATATCCCATTATTCATCCCAACCGTCATCTGGATCGTCATAGTCTTGATCTTCGTCTATGTCCATATAATAACTTATAGCCGCATCAAGAAAGTCACAGCTACCCATAGCATCTCTAAAAGCAGAATCATCTGTGCCAAAGTCAGCACACACGTCTACGTATTTCTCTGCTACCGTTTCAATATGTTTTTTGTCAAGACTGTCCTTAAAAGTATTCCAGATGTCTACTATCATACTTGATTCCATGATTACTCCTGTTCTGTTTCTACCGGTTCTTCAACCTTGATATTTACCTCAGAAGTTTTTTCTATCAATGAATCCGACATAATCATGTCTAACATTTTACCGTCCCAATTCTTGCGATATTCTTTGTGTTCTTCACCTTTAGAATCGATATACTTTAGACGATTACCATCTTTGACAAGTAAGCCTTGTTTTTCAAATAAGTCAACAAGTCCACTGTAAGGATTCATTCCAGTTTCATATGGAATCTTAACCTGTACACCTTCAAAAGGTTTAGCATATCTAGTTTTCATTACCTTACAACCAGCTCTAATACCTCTTACATCAGATACTTTGTTACCGTCTTCATCTTCTTTCAGCTTTAGTTTTTTCATTGCTACAACGATAGAAGATGCGTAGATAAATCCTTGTCCACCTGATATTTTATCATCTGGATCAAACATATCTTGCGATGCGTATGTATGGTTAGTTGCTACAAGTCCTACGTTATGACTACCAAACATGTTTACAGAGTTTCTTACAAGTGCTGTCAGTGCCTTAGGCTTTCTACCCATATCACCTTTCATGTCACCTTTGTTAAACTGATCTACATCTGTTGGAGTCAATAACATACCAAGTGAATCAATCACAAACAAAACCTTAGGCCGATCTTCTTCAGCCATTCCTTTGTAGTCTGTCATAAATGTTGATATAGTTTTTGCTACATCGTCAATCATAGACATATTCAATTTAAGAAGTTTATCTTCTCCTGTGTCTACGTCTAGTCTTTGTAACCAATCTTCATCTAAAGCATTTTCTGAGTCTATTAATACTACAAAAATGCCTTGTTGTTGTGCCGCTTTCACAATGTTACCAGCACAGAAATAACTTTTTCCTGAACCTGATTCACCTGCGAATACAGTTACCTTGCCTAGCGGAACACCTTTATGAAAGTCGCCGCTAACCAAATAGTTTAACGCATAGTTTCCTGTTGAGATCCAATCTGTTGGATCATTGAAACCAGCACTCATGCCTGTAATAGATTTTGTAAGTGCCGTTCTAAATTTGCTTGGGTCAAATGCCTTTGCCATAGTTTCTCCTTTATAAAGCCTAGTGGGGATTGCTCCCCACTACTATATATTTTTAGTTTTGCTGTCTAGCACGGATCATGGAAAGGATGTCTTCTGCCTTGCCACTAGTTGCCGGCGTTGGTTCTTCTGCCTTTGGCGCTTCTGGAGCAGGTGCCGATTCTACCTTTGGCTCAGGAGCGGCTTCTACCTTTGGGGAAGAATTACTCTGAGTCACAGGATCACCTGTTCTTGCCGCCATTCCAGCTGGACGGAAATATTGTCCGAATTTATCCATGTCATACGCTTCACCGTCGACACTTGCTTCGAACATTTCTTTCATCACTTTAACCTCTACTTCACCTGGCTTCTTAGGAAGGAAGTCATTGAGATTGAACAAGCCATGTGTTTCAACGGCTTTCATCTCTGCGTCACCTAATGGACGCTCACGTCTTGCCCAACTTGAAGTTGAGTAATCCGCATATCCGCCTTTAGTAGTTTTGTTAAGACGGAAGTCTACACCAGCAGTGTAATCTGTTGGCAGTTCTTCCATATCAGGATCCATAAGAGCCTGCTTGATAATTTGGAAAATTTGTGGACCAATTATAAAACGTCTAATTGGATTTTCTGGAGTAGAATCCTCACCAAGAGCATTCTCAGTTACGAAACCTTGGAAGATATAACTACGCTTCTTCCAATATTTACGACCCATGTCTTCAAGACTTGGATCTTTAAACCAGCCACGAACTTCGTTAAGAATTTCACAGCTATCACCGTACATTTCCATACAAGGAACTTGTACTTGTACTGGACGAGAGTCTGTCTCACCCTTTACACCTGCGAAAGGCAGTTTGATCATCAAACGTTCTTTCCAGAAAAATGTGTTGGATTCGTCACCATCAGGAAGGAAACGAAGCGTTGAGCTTTCGCCTTCTTTCATATTCCAGAATGGAAAAATTGCGTTGTCCCCGCCGGAGCTTTGAGAACCACCTGTGCGTGATTCTTGTTCTTTCAGTTTAGCTCTGATTTCTGCTAATGTTGCCATAATAAGCCTCCTTTAAATTAGCCTTTGTATTGTGCCTAATCGCGTAGCACATGTTGTACATACTACACGATAATATTTATAAAGTCAAGTTCTTTTTTGACTTTTTTCTGAGTTTTGGTTATCTTAATCCAGCAAGTTGCTGAATTCTAGCCATTTCCTCGTCATTGCCCGACAGTAATTCCTGTATTACTTGCTGAGCATCGCGAACAGCTTCATCACCGTATTTCTTTTGTACGGCCGTCAACACTGCTGTTTCGCCCTTTGGAAAAGCATTTTGAGTGTAATCATACATGCTCTTCACAAATTCATCTAAAGGTGTTTCTTGTTTACCTTTTAGTTCATCACCCTGACCTTTTGGACTTATATCGATCACTTGCGGACCGTCGTCTGCTTTTTCTGAATCCTTTACAGGCTTATCATATGAAGGATCATCGGCTTTTGACATATCATCAACATCTTCTTCATCTAAACCGTATTTGTCCATAATACGATCAATTGTAGAAAGCATTGCGGCTGTTATTGGACTAACACCTGATTTGTTTGATCTAAAGTCTGCGTAGTCACCTTCTTGCCAATCCTGGTCTAGGCCTTTATAACCTTTCATTTTGTTAAATGCTTCAACTTCGTTTTCGTCATAACCATCTGACATAATGCCTGTATCCAATGTAGCACGTATCCATCCTTGTGCTAGATCATCACCATTTGTTCCTTTGTACTTGTTAAATTTGTTGTACCAATCTTGTACTTCTATTTGGGCCTGTTTCATTGCACCTTCGTTGGTTTGGCTATCAGCTAGTAATTTAGCCGCTGTGCCTTTGTCCATCTTGGTAGGGTGTTTTTTACCAGAACCTTTTGGATATTCAAATTCTTTTTCACCCTTTGCCGCCGCATTTGCCGCCGCCATTTTGAAATCTTCAAATGCTCTTTCGTACTCTGTCATTGGTGCGTCTTGATTAAATTGAGCACCACTTACAATAGCATCAGCTGTAGGTTCAAAATCATATTGTTCAGGTGACATATCACTTGGGTCAACGTAATCTTCATCGTTTACTTTATCCCAAATGTCCACATTTGATGGACCATGTTTCCGGATAAATTCTTCACGTGACATATCAGCCGCATCGTCTTCCATGTCCATTACCATGCCTTTGACCTTGCCTTCGTTTTCGATTTCTTCACCATGTGCGTATTTGTTGTCTCTGTTATCCCATTCTTCTTCGGCATCTTCTTGAGCTTGACGTAGTACTTCTTCAGCATCTACGCTTCCAGGCATCATTACCATGTCTGTGTCATTTTTGACGTCATATCCTAATTTACTGCTTGGGTTTCTACCGTAAGCATGTACTTCAATTGACTTTGGATCTACTACTGGTTTACCATCTACTATTTTAGCTTTATAATGGATGTCAGCTCCTTCTTCTTCACCATCGTCTCCGGATACTTCTGTTTCGAACTTGCCTTCAAACTCTTCAGGATCAAATCCTTCACCTATTAAATCTTCCGGTCCAATTTCTTGTACTTTGTTTGCTTCACTTACAAGTTTATAAATGTACGGAAAGACACCTTTGAGCTCTTCGTTAAATTGTTTTATTGTAAGTTCATCAATCCAAGTATTTGAAATATCTTCAGGAACTTCTTCTAGCACGGTTGTTTCGAAGCTTTCGAACGCTTCTTTATATCCTGAATTTGACTGTAACGCATGTGCCGTTTTCTTTACGGCTTCAATTCTTTCATTTACGACATCTAAGTATCCTGCTAAACTTTCTGCCATTACACTTGAGCGATTCATGTATGTTTTGAATTTTCTTAGCTTGGATAGTTCTTCTGAAAGACCAACAATATGTTTGCCAAAATCATCATATGGTGTACCGCCTTCTGATACGTGTCTTGCCATTGCCCGAGCACCGTTTAGATGCTTCATTGGATACTTAAATCTTTCTCCATTTTCACTTTCAATGTAAATACCAGCAATGTCTCTAGTACGTCCTGCTGGTTGTTCTTGATTGATTGTGCCTGAGTGCTTTACAATCATTTTAGCTGAACCAATATCTTGAAAGCTGGTCCTGCTTGTTCCATATAGTTTACTTTCGCTCATCTGTTTCTCCGTGCTTAGATAATCATAATCTCTTTTGTCTAAACTGTTTTTTGTAATATCTCTTGTATCAAATCTTAGCATACGTTTTTTAGCAAATTGTCTTAGTTCTTTTAAAAATCCATACCAGTTACTTTTAATACTAGCATCAGACTCGTCAAAAAGCTGTTGACTATACATAACTTTTAATCCATCTTCGTCTAGACTAATACTTACTTTTTTATCTTTGGCAAAATCAAATTCAAAAAATCTACCTTCTTTTGGCATATTTGTAATTGTTGCGTCTTGATCACCAACTGTGACAGATGGATATCTGCCCCTAATTTTGTTAAAAAGCTCGTCTGCTATTGTCTCAAGGTTTTTCATAATAATATTTATCCTAAACCGCCTGTAACGTATATAGGCATTGGTGGTTCTATTACGTCATCTCCTTCAGCTTGACTGAAGGAACTGTATACTCTAGGATCCCAATCCTTTAAAACTGACATCATTCTGATTGCTAAAAGTGTAGCACTTATAAGATCGTCTGTTTGTCCTGGTTTTGCTCTGTAGCTTGTACCAGTAGCTACATAATTTTTCATTTCTGTTATCAAAGGAGAACTACACACTTCCAATTTGTTATTTTCTACCATTGTTTTTAATCTACTACAGGCTGATATTTTGGTACTATGTGTGGTATTAAATCCTTTTCTAAATTTCCTAA